TTCATGTATTTGATACAGATACTCGCGAGTTAACTGCTGTTGAGAATCCAATCAAAATTTTTGAGAAAATATATTACGACGATACCCAGAAGAATTCATATGCTGTTCAGAATCTTCAATACCTTGACAACAAATTTGTTAAGTTAATCGTCGTTAATAAATCTAAACCTATTGAGTTTGAAAAATTTATTGATCGTATCAATCAAAGATCTGTATATGGTTTACAAATAGCAGAAACTTTTCAAGATTTTGCCGGTGCACAAGTGGATGACGAAAACTTGGCCCTTGACAGCACAGACGATTTACTTTATACTTATATCGATGCTGTGGACACCGATCTTAATAAAGAACGAATCAAATCAAAGGTTCGTGAACTCATGGTTGAAGCTCAGAATTTAGAAATTTTATGATAAAATTTAAACACCTTCGTTATAAAAATTTCCTAAGCACTGGCGATCATTGGACCGACATTGCTTTGGACGAAACTCCGACTACTTTGATTGTGGGTCAAAATGGTTCTGGCAAATCTACAATGCTTGATGCTTTGTCGTTCGCGCTTTTTGGTAAAGCACATCGCAGTGTTAATAAACCGCAACTGGTGAACTCAATCAACAACAAAGATTGTCTTGTTGAAGTCTACTTTGAGGTCGGCGCACAAGCTTACACTATTCGTCGCGGTATCAAACCTACTGTGTTTGAGATATGGTATGGTATGCCAAACACAGGCAGGCTGTTTAATCAGGACTCGCATAATAAAGAGTATCAAAAAATACTTGAGCAAAATATTCTTAAGCTCAATCACAAGTCGTTTCATCAGGTCGTTGTGCTGGGGAGTAGCAGTTTTATTCCTTTTATGCAACTCCCCGCACAACATCGCCGTGAAGTCATTGAGGACCTATTAGATATTAATGTGTTCTCAAAAATGAACAACCTTCTAAAAGAGAAGGTATCTTTGCTGAAAGAAACTATCAAGGAGAATGAATACGAACTTGAACTTGTTAAAACTAAGATAGATGCTCAGGAAGAACATATATCTGAATTAGAAAAAATCTCTGAAACTGCTAAAGATAAACTAGAGTCTGAACTCAAAGAGCAGCAAGCAGAGTTGGCCCGTCTGGAGAAACTCGTTGAAGAGTATACCGATACTGGACTTCGAGAAGTAGAGAAGTTGTTGTTTGAAACAAAAAGAAAGATTGACGAACTTGAGAAATATGATTTTCAGTTTGATCAGAAGATTAAAAAGTTTGACAAGGATGTGAAATTCTATGAGGATAACGACACATGTCCCACCTGTGATCAAGAGATCGCCGCTGATATCAAAAGTAAAAAGTTCAGAGAAACTTTCGACGCGAAAGGAGAGATCGAAGACGCCAAGCTCACACTCTCCTTCAAAATAGCAAAACACTATGATGAGATGACGTGGAATGAAAACATTTTGTCCGAAGAAACATCTAAGCTCCAAGATGTCGAAATGCACAGGCGTGACATTAAAAGACTCAAGCGGCAAATACAAGGTTTATGTGATGAATTATCCGCAGGGGGGCAGGACTTGGATAGTTTGCAAACCGCAAAATCTACGCTTGAGGATCTACGAAGATCTCGTGAGGAGGTCGTGTCGAGGAAACTGGAACTCGCGGAAGAACGGGAATATAATAACGTTATTACAGAGTTGCTCAAAGACTCCGGAATCAAAACCAAAATCATCAAACAATACTTGCCCGTTATTAACAAACTCACGAATCAATACCTTCAAGTACTCGACTTTTATGTCCACTTCGATTTGGACGAAGGATTCAATGAAACAATCCGATCTCGTCATCGAGATGCCTTCTCCTATTCGTCGTTCAGCGAAGGCGAGAAGCAACGCATAGACCTCGCCTTGTTATTCACATGGCGTCAGGTTGCGCGAATGAAGAATAGCATTGCAACCAATCTTCTAATTCTAGATGAAACTTTCGATAGCAGCTTAGATGCTGATGGTATTGATAACCTCACTAAAATTCTAGAGACGCTTGACAAAGATACAAATGTCTTTATAATATCACACAAAGGTGAGGTTCTAGAGAACAAGTTTGATCGTAAACTAGAATTTGTAAAAACTAAAAACTTTTCAAAAATAGCAGCGTAAGGATTATATGATGGAACTATCTGAAAAAACTTTAGAGGTGTTGAAAAACTATGCTTCTATCAACTCTAATATTGTTATCGAAGCGGGTAACACTGTTAAGACGGTTGCCGAAGCTAAAAATGTTTTATCATCTTCAATATTGGAAGATGAATTCCCACGCACTTTTGGGGTCTATGATCTAAACGAATTTCTCAGAACGTTGGGGCTTGTTGATTCGCCTCGTGTTTTCTTTGAAGATAATTTTGTATCAATCTCTGATAGTACAGGTAGAAGCAGAATCAAGTATCACTACAGCGATCCTGAGAATTTGACGAAGCCTAATAAGGCTATCATTATGCCAGAGCCAGAAGTCAAGTTTACTCTTGATCGTGACACTCTCGCCAAGATCAAACGCGCTGCCTCAGTGTTAGGTCATTCTGAAATGACTATCTCTGTGGAAAATAATGTGATCGTTCTGAGCGTTATAGATACTAACGACAAAACATCCAATGCATTTTCAATTGATGTCAATGGAACTTTTGTTGATTCTAATTTCAATTTTGTAATTAACATTTCTAATCTTAAAATGATTGACGGTGATTACGAGGTTGCGATTTCGTCAAAATTAATTTCACACTTTGTGAATAAAGAATCCAATATTGAATATTGGGTAGCACTTGAAAAAACCAGTACGTACGGAGGTTAAAATGGAAATGACTGAAGAGATTCTAGATCTCACTAATCGCGTAACGCGAAGCACTGTGGCGGTTATCGATACGATTGCAGGCCGTGGCGGGTTTCGTGGCGAAGAGTTAGCGACTATCGGTCAGCTGCGAGATCAGTCTATTGCTTTGATTCAAATGCTTGAGTCAGCACAGTCGGATGCAGGTAAAGAAGCACCCGCTGAAGAGTAATTTAAATTTATATTATGAGTAAAGTGAATGAGAGAAGAATTTCTCTGGGTCGAAAAATATCGGCCACAAACTATTTCAGATTGTATTCTACCGAACACTCTGAAATCTACCTTCCAGAAAATCGTTGATGGTGGTGAAGTTCCAAACATGCTGTTCACCGGAACAGCTGGTCTGGGAAAAACCACAGTAGCTCGTGCTATCTGTGACTCTCTCGATCTGGATTACATCGTTGTTAACGGTTCAGAAGAAGGTAACATCGATACTTTGCGTGGCAAAATTAAAAGATTTGCTTCGACAGTATCTCTTGGTGGCGATGTAAAAGTTGTCATCCTTGATGAGGCAGATTATCTGAATCCTCAATCGACGCAACCCGCATTGCGTGGTTTCATTGAAGAGTTTTCAGATAACTGCCGATTCATTCTAACTTGCAATTTCAAGAACCGCATCATTGAACCTCTACACTCTCGTTGTGGTGTGTATGAATTCAATACATCTAAAAAAGATCTGCCTAGCCTTTGCGAACAGTTTATGAAACGGATTCGTTTTATTCTGACGCAAGAAGGTCACACAGATTTTGCTACAGAAGATCTGGTAGAATTGATTATGAGACACGCTCCTGATTGGAGACGAGTAATCAATGAGCTTCAACGTGGAGCGATCTCTGGGATGCCTTTACATACCGTCAAGGCGAGCGGAAATTATGAAATTTTATTCAAAGCTTTGGCGGAGAAGGATTTCAAAAAGATGCGCAATTGGGTTGCAAATAACGTTGACCTTGATCCTTCAGCAATCTTTAGGCAGCTGTATGATGATATGTACGAGAAGGTAGATACCTCTTCGATACCTCAGCTAGTCCTTATCCTTGCTGATTATCAGTATAAGAACGCCTTTGTTGCTGATCATGAACTCAACGTAGTTGCGTGTATGACTGAAATTATGGCAAACGTGGAGTTTAAATGAACCCATTTAGCTTTGTAACTGCCATTAATTACAGTAAAGAAGATTTGATGGTGGACGATTTGACAGAAGATCTTTATGATTCTTTTCTGACAAATCGTTCGCTGTCTTATTTTCGAGACACTGCTATAGCAGCAAATGTTATGAATCAATATCACCTCATTGATAACAAGCTCCAATATCATTTTCTTATAAATATTATCAGAAAGCGTAAACGTTTCAGTAAATGGATTAAGCCAGAAACGATTAGCGATTTGGAAGCGGTAAAAGAGTATTATGGATACAGCAATGAAAAGGCTAAACAAATCCTACATCTACTCTCCACCGACAACATCAATGAAATAAAGAGAAGGATTCATAAAGGTGGAAGAATATAAATTATGGTCCCCCGCAGATATGCTTGAGGTGACTTTAAATGAGCCAGACGATTTTCTTAAAGTTCGAGAAACTTTAACAAGAATCGGTGTAGCTTCACGTAAAGAAAAAAAATTATTTCAATCTTGCCACATATTACATAAACAAGGGCGATATTTTATTGTACATTTTAAAGAATTGTTTTTACTTGATGGTAAAAAATCTAATCTAGAAGAGAATGATTTGCTTCGTAGGAATACTATTGCTACTCTGCTTTCTGATTGGGGGTTGATTCATGTAGTAAAACAATCTGATGTAGCTGAGTGTGCGCCTTTGCGCCAAATTAAAATTATTTCTCACAAAGAAAAGGATGAATGGGATCTGTGTCCCAAATATAATATTGGAAATAAATGAAACTTGACCTTGAAAAAATTCAAAATAAAGTTCCTTACTTCGGCAGCACAAAATTAGATCCTATACCAAACTGGGATGAAGAATTAAATTATTTGGATAAACATCCTGTTAGTAATTCTAATTCAAAAGCTGAAAAGATTAGAATATATCTCACACATTGTTTGTGGGTTGAAAAAAATAAACTCCCTAAATGGGCTGAAGAAGTTGCTTTAGATATGGCAGAAGTTTTTAGAAAAAACCCCATATCTTTGATAAAATTTTATGGATTCGGTCAAGAATCTGACAGCTATCCATACCATAAAGATAGTATGGATGTTCTGTTAGTTCAAGCTATAGGCACCGTAAAATTAAAAGTTGAAGGAACTAATTACGAAGACAAACCTCGATTATTTCGTCCCGGTCATTCAGTCTGGATTCCTAGAGGCACTCATCATCAAGTTATAGCTTCGTCTTCTAGATTAACATATTCGTACGGCGTAGAAGGTGAACCGGATCCGGCAAAATATATCTAAAAACTTGACAGTTAAAAACAAAAAGTGTATATATAATATCGACTTCGCGGAATGGTCCGGAAGTTAGACAACAACCTTGCTAAAATATTAGGAGGCAAATATGGTTACTACACGTACTAAAATGTTTACGTTCCCACATTCTCGTTTCATTGGTTTTGACCACGTATGGGATGAGATAGAAAAACTAACTGCCATCGGCGCAAACGAGAAAGGTTTTCCTCGTCATAATATTGTAAAATATAATGATGAAGAATACGCTATGGAATTTGCACTAGGCGGTTATCAAAAGAAAGATATTGAGATTGAACATAAACCCGGTGTGCTGATTATTAAGGGAACTCCCTCAGATCACACTCAAGATGGTCAATATGACAATCGTCAATATCTTCACAAAGGGATTACCACGAAGAAATTTGTGGAAACTTTTAGACTCGCTGACCACGTTGTCGTTGATGGAGCCGAATTCGTCAACGGTTTACTCGTGATCAAACTCAGAGTTGAACTGCCCGAAGAACAGCGTCCGAGAAAGATAGAAATCAAATCTCACTAAGGACACTTAAATGAAAAAAGAACTATTTGCCGCATGTAGCGGTGTTATTTTCGCAGCATCACTTGTTGCTCAACCTGTAACTGCAGACGAACAAGACTATGTTGCCAAAGCAACCGAAGATGGTAAGTTTTGTGCACGTATCGAAGTTCGTGGACCTGCTGGTCTTACTGTTAAAAAAATGAAGTGTCGAACCATTGAACAATGGGAAGCCGCTGGTTACAAGGTATCTGCAAAGGAGGAGTAATGAAAATTTTGTGTAGCGAAGAAGCGCAAGCAGTTTATATGCTTGCTGCTGCATTATTAGTAGCGCCCGTAATGATTGCATTAGTGGTGATGTCATGATTGTAAAGATCAGGAATTACACACTCGGCGTTGTTATGGTAGGATTATGTTTGATGGGTCTTATTGGTCCATTACTGTATCCTGAATTAATGGTTCAGACTCAAATGGAAGCAGGCATGGTTCTGATTCCACAGGGTCTATAAGGAGCACATTATGCAAATGGCACTAGTATTAGCAGCGGTATTTTTTCTCGCATCAAGCGGGGATCGTGCCGAAAGAAAAAGAGTTTGCCAACTCGAAGTTGAGCAAGAAAAGTTTGAAACCATGAAAGACTGTTATAAGTACTACTTGGAAGATTAACTTACCTCTTGAGGTTTAGTGGCGTTCCTCTCAAAAACGTCACACCATTTAAAGGTGTTGTATGATTAAAGCTTATATGCAGGTTGATTTTAATAATGATCTCGCTATGAGATACAACGAAATCGCTTTGAAATCGTTTGAACGAGTGTCTGACATATTTGAAATCGAAGTCATACAATGCATCACTCCAGACAATTTATTAGAAGAACTCAAAGATACCCCATATTGGCACACTAATAAAAGAATTACTCCCGGAGAATTGGGGTCTTATCATTCTAATTATAGAATGATGAAAAAATTAGCGACAGGGAAGAAAAAATTTTGGGTAATGGAACACGATGCTTATTTAATTCCTGAACAAGAAGATACGTTCAGAAAGTTTACTTCAAAATATAAAGAAATGGAAGTTATGCTTTTAGGAACTGCAACTGAGATATGGACGGCTAGTGCTGGTGTCGCTAAACAACATTGCGAGATAGTAGAAAAAGGAACTCGTAAAGGCACAATGTCCGTTATGCATCAGGCTGTGGACGCGCATTGTCGAAACATAAATTTAAAATTTAATAGAGTTTATTGGCCTCTTAACAGATATAGTGATCCTCGTTGGGTAAATAAAACTGGTATAGGTACAAGCGCTACGCAAGCACATCGCAGACCTTTAGGTATAGAACACGCTCCTTGTACTCAATTAATAGATTCAAAATATGGATCGTCTATTAAGGGTAGAGATGCTCTTGCCACTAAAATAGGAGATCACGTTAAAAAAAATCATAACGATTTACACTTTGTGAATCTTGACTAACATTAATATATTTGCTATTATACCTGAATGAAATTTTACACAAACGTTGTTAAATACGGTAACACTCTTCTCTATCGTGGTTATGAAAACGGTGAGCGAGTGTCAGAAAGAATACCATATTCTCCCACGCTTTTTGTTCCGATTAACAGAACGAGCTTAGAGAAGTCTAAGTACCGTACTTTGTACGGCAATGCCGTAGCTCCCATTGCATTCCACACCATGAAGGATGCTAATGATTTTATCGAGCAGTACAGACACGTACCTAATTTTACTGTCAGCGGAATGTCTAATTATGTTCTGCAATGTATCGGTGATCGTTTTCCTAACGAGATAAAGTTTGACCGCGAGCGCATCAACGTAACAACCATAGACATCGAGGTTGCTTCTGATGAGGGGTTTCCCTTTCCTGAAGAGGCACATCATCCAGTAATCTCAATTACCTGTAAAAATAATATCGACAACGTCTATTACGTTTGGGGTTTGTACGATTACAATCCTGAACTCAACGATCATAATATTACCTATTTCCGCTGTGATACTGAGGCAGATCTACTTCGAAGTTTCCTAGGCTGGTGGTCTTCAAAGCCGAACGTGCCCGACATTCTTACGGGCTGGAACACACAGATGTTCGACGTACCTTATCTCGTCAATAGAATTAGTCTGGTTTTGGACGAGAATCATGCCAAAGATTTGTCTCCTTGGAAAATTCTGAAGAAACGCAGTATTATAAACAAGATGGGACAAGAAGCTCAAGTTTATGATGTCTTTGGAATCTCTCAGCTAGACTATTACGATCTGTTTCAAAAGTTTGGCAAGCTTACATATGGCGAGCAAGAGTCCTACAAGTTAGATCATATCGCGTACGTTGTTCTAGGTGAGAACAAATTGTCGTATGAAGAGTACGGCTCTCTACACTCGCTGTACAAACATGACTTTCAGAAGTTCATCGATTACAACATCAAAGACGTTGAGTTAGTGGATCGTCTCGAAGAGAAGATGGCACTGATCACTCTTGCTTTGACTATGGCGTACAAAGCCAAGACTAATTACATCGACACGCTAGGTACTACAAACATATGGGACTCTGTTATTTACAACGCATTGCGTCCTGAGAACATTGTAGTGCCGCCCAAGGTTGATAAAATGAAGTCTACCATCGTAGGAGGCTACGTTAAAGATCCTGTCGTAGGATCCCACGATTGGGTTTGCTCCTTCGATTTGAACTCACTGTACCCTAACATCATTGTTCAGTATAATATGTCTCCGGAAACTCTAACTGAGGGTGAAGGTGCTGAAGCCGCCAATGGGACTAGGTATCGCACGGATGTTCAAGGTATCATCCCGCGAGTGATCAAGCAGTTTTATACTGATCGAGTTACCGCTAAGGATGCGATGCTAAAAGCCAAGCAAGACTACGAAAAGACTCCGACTAAGAAACTTGCAAATGACATCACAATTTTCAACAACCAGCAGATGGCAGTTAAGATTCTGATGAACTCTCTCTACGGTGCGATGGCTAACCAGTACTTCCGATACTTCGATCTAAGGATTGCAGAGGCGGTAACAACCTCCGGCCAGCGAGCAATTAGGTGTGCGGAGAAAGCAGTCAATGATGAGATGCAGGAATTGATGGGGACTAAAGACGATTATGTAATCGCAATCGATACCGACTCTGTTTATATTAATTTTTCTCAGATGGTGCGTATGCATCAACCCGTTAATCCCGTAAACTTTCTTGATAAAGTATGTGAACATTTTGAAAACAAAATTGCCGACGCTTATCAACAACTAGCTGATGCTACTAACGCATATGAAAATCGTATGGTGATGAAACGTGAGGTCATTGCAGACCGTGGAATTTGGATGGCTAAGAAGCGGTATATTCTCAACGTCCATGACAGCGAAGGTGTGCGGTTCGCGGAACCTCAGCTTAAGATGATGGGCATTGAAGCTATCAAGTCTTCAACCCCTGAAGTTATAAGAAAAAAAATGCGCGAGATCTTTCGAGTCATCATAGAAAGTACCGAATCAGATACACAACGATTCATTTCTGACTTTAAGTCCCAATTTAAACTCCTTACACCAGAACAGATCGCTTTCCCCAGAGGAATAACAAACATCGATAAGTTTGCAGATCGCGACAACATTTATAGCAAGGGAACTCCAATACACGCACGAGGCGCGTTGTTATATAATCACCACCTTAAGAAGCAAGGGTTGGAGGAGAAATATGAGAAGATTCAAAACGGCGAAAAAATTAAGTTTGTATATTTGAAAGAACCAAATCGGATAAAGGAAAACGTTATTGCTTTTCCGAACAACTTGCCGAAAGAATTTGGCTTGACACCTGCAATAGATTTTGATACCATGTTTTCTAAATCATTTGTAGATCCTCTGACACCTATCCTTGATGCTGTTGGTTGGTCCGCAGAACCTAAAGCCACCTTGGAAGATTTCTTTGTATGAAATATGAAGTCACAATGTTTTCCAGCACTTTCGATAATAAAACACATCGAACGGTAGAGTTTGGCGCATGGTCTGGTCTTGTTAAATGGTTGGAAAAATGTTCAAAACTAAAAGGTAAGAAAGGTGGAACTAATTCTTCTCCTCTCATTAGCCCTGCTGTGTATATCAAAGACAGTACGCGCTCTAATAAAAATGTTATGTATTGGGCTGGGTGGTGTGCTATTGATGTTGACGATTTTAGCATACACACCGGAGACGTTGATCATAACTTACAAAGGATATGCGGAAAGTATTCTTATGTCTGTTACTCAACTGCTTCAAGCACTGCAATACAGCCTAAGTTTAGACTAGTATTTCCGTTATCGAAAACATTAGATAAAAAAGACATACCACACTTCTGGTATGCACTTAACAAACAATTTGAAGATATAGGAGACAAACAAACCAAAGACTTATCGCGAATGTATTATGTACCTGCACAATATCCAGACGCGTTTAACTTTTTTTATGTGAATGAGGGAGAGCATTTAGATCCCGACTATATAATGTCACAGTGGAGTTATCAATCAAAAACGAATGGTAACTTTATTGATAGACTGCCACCAAAAATTGCGGAAGCGGTAATTGCGTATAGAAAAGAACAGATGCAAGCTAAAGATGTTGTCTGGTCTTCTTACAAAAATTGTCCGTTCTTCCCCAAACACTTGGCGGCAGAATATGAAATGATATCAGATACTGGATGGTATCATAAAATGTATCAGATAATGGTTGCGACAGCAGCTAATGCTATCAAAAATGATTATCCGATTACAGCAAAGGAAATCGCTGATTTATGCAGAGAGCTTGACATGGAGACTGGTAGTTGGTATACTAATAGACCATTAGACCTCGAAGCTGATCGCGCTGTAGAGTATGCATATCGAAATGTATAGGAGTTAAAATGACTGAAGAACAAAACATTGTCCCGCCACAACCCGAAATTGTTGATGCAGATTGGGATCCCACAGAAGGCACTGGCGTAACTGACGCGGGATTGCCTAGAGAAAAACTTCGCATTGCTATTACTGGCAACAATCATCTCGCTGTTGCGACAGAGGCTGCTTTTGATTTGAAAGTTGCTGAAGTAATGCGTTTTGGTCCTAAAGATGACATTCAACTATTTGAATATCGCCCAGCTGTAGTTTTTATTTGTGACGATATTCCTATGTTAAAGAACGATTCTCTAGATGATGCTGCTTTGATTGCAACCATTCAGAAGATTGCTCAGAACACGCAAGCTGGTATCTGTTTAAAAACAACCATCAATACAGAAACTTTAGATCGTATTATCAATGTCGTTGGTATTGATTGGGTGACCGGCAAAATGATTTACTCACCAGAGTTTAGTGAAGATCCAGAAGAAATTTTGGTATCTGATTTAAATTACGTTGGTGGTGGCCCCAAAGCACTTGATGCTTTCTTAAACATCATTAAACATTGCACTTACACTTCAACTAAAGAAGTTGTTAAAGGCACTTTGCACGAAGTTATTTACGCAAAGCTTGGAGTAGCTGGATTTCGTGCAGTCAAGCAAGCTTTCTTTAATCAGTTTCATCAGGTCATTCTAGATCTTGGTGCAGCGAACCCAACAATTGTTCGAAGAATGATTGAACGACATCCCGCTTTACAAGATTCGCGTGTGATGCTTCCTTCGTTTATTAAAGCGAAAACTGATTCATCTATCACTGTGAAGAAAGCTCGTTCTTATGGCGGCGAGTATGCTGACAGGGATGTAAAGATGCTGGTTGGTCAATCTGATCGAATCACTCTGCTGGAAGAAGCAGTAAACCTTCGTAACCTAAAGGAAGACTAATATGTCATTGATGGCTAAGCTTATGAAAAACTCTAAGGTCAAGTTCACTGAAAGACTTGACCACTCAGAGTTCTTCAAAGAAAAAGATTATGTAGATACCGGAGTTCCCATGATGAATGTGGCTCTTTCCGGAAAATTGGATGGCGGTTTGTCAAACGGTCTAACTGTTCTGGCTGGGCCATCAAAACATTTTAAAACTTCTTTTGCTTTAAAAATGGCGGCAGCTTATATGGAAGCTAAGCCAGATTCCGTGTTGCTATTCTACGACTCAGAGTTTGGCTCACCACAATCATACTTCGAGGGATTTGGTATTGATACTACTCGTGTTCTACACACGCCAGTATCGGATGCCGAAGAGTTGAAGTTTGATTTGGTGAGTCAACTCGACAACATGGACAAAGAAGATGATGTGATTATTATCATAGACTCAATCGGCAACCTCGCATCTAAGAAAGAACTCGAAGATGCGATGAACGAAAAGTCCGTCGCTGATATGTCCCGTGCTAAAGCCCTCAAAGGTTTGTTTCGTATGGTAACTCCATACCTCTCTATGAAAGACATTCCTTTGCTTGCTATTAACCACACCTACAAAGAGATTGGTTTATATCCAAAAGATGTTGTTGGAGGTGGTACTGGCATTTACTACAGTGCCAACAACATTTGGATCATTGGCCGTAGGCAAAACAAATCGGGAACTGAAGTCGAAGGTTATGATTTTGTAATCAAGGTTGAGAAGTCTCGTTTTGTTAAAGAACAATCTAAGATTCCCATTACGGTTTCTTGGGAAGGCGGCATCGACAAATACAGTGGGCTTCTTGATGTTGCACTAGCTTCTGGTCATGTGATCAAACCTTCTAACGGCTGGTATGCGAAAGCAGACGAACCTGATCACAAGTATCGACAGAGTCAGCTTAACTGTGATTTTTGGGGACCTCTCTTACGCGACGAAGCCTTCTGTGAATATGTTTCCAAAGCATATTCTATGGGATCCGGATTAAGTAGCGAGTTAGATTTCTCAGTCGAAGAATGATTATAGACGCCTTCCAATTTAATGATGAGCTAGAAATGCTTTCCTTTAGGCTCAAAGAATTAAATGATTACGTCGGCAAATTTGTTTTATCTGAATCGGAGCATACGTGGCTTGGCGATCCCAAGCCACTATACTTCCAGGAAAATAAACATTTATTTAAAGACTACTTGCACAAAATTGATCACCGTATTTACAGTGTTAAACGCTTGGATATTGATCGATCTTCAAAAGATAAAGAGAAACGTCATCGCGATTTCGAAAGCGCTATTCTCAATGAAAAAGAATCTAGAATGGAATCATTTTCTTACCTAGCAGAAATTGTACAAGAAGATGATGTTGTAATAACTTGTGATGTAGATGAGATTTGGAATGCTGACAAAGTATTAAAGCTAGGATGTCCACCAAAGCCGGTTCGTTTAGAGATGGATTGGTTTATCTATGATTTGAATCATATCTTGTGGGATAATTCAAAAAATGAACAGTATTCTACTAAATCAATAGCTTTAGGTTCCGGACGTTGGTTACGTAAAAACACAAAAATATGGCGAAGAATAAGAAGTAATAATACTTTAAAATGTATACCAAAAGCAGGCTGGCATTTATCATGGTTTTTTTGTGATGAAGAACGTTTCATTAATAAAATTTATACTAGTTCTAGTAAAGATTTTTACCGAATGAACAGTAAACATATAAGATCATTAAATAAAGTTTTAGAAATTTTTGAAACAAAAAAAATTCCGAATACTTTAACAGACAACGAAGCTCTCGATCTAAAAATTGTTAATATCCCCGTAGAAAATCAAACTAATTTACCCAAAAAATACAGGTTGTTGCTCGATGAATGAAATAGAAAATAAAATATCAGAAGGTGTTCATTACGAACTAACCCCATCAGATGAAACTAACACTCAGTCTTGGGCAGTGCGTCTTTTAGAAGGACCGCATCCGGAAACTGTAATTAAATTTGGCAACATTGGTTTTGAGGGTGAAGACGAAAATGCTTTCCTTAAGTTCAATTTTGTGATAGAATCTACTCCTAACTCAGAACTAACAACTGACGATGAAGAGCTTCAGTTGTTCGTTGCGGATGTGCTGGAAGACATTCTTATTGTTGCAGCATCTGATGGTTCATTAGCTTATGGAGACGCAGAAGAAAGTGAAGATTGATCTTGAGCAGACGATACTTAGAAACATTCTCACCAATGAAAATTATATGCGCAAGGTTATTCCTTTCATCAAGAAGGAATATTTCGAGGGTGTTTATGCAATTCTTTTTACCGAAGTAACAAAGTACGTACAGAAATACAACCGTCTTCCTTCGATGGAAGCCTTTAAAATTGAGATCGATGATTGCACTGCGCTAACTGAGCAGACTTATGTACACGCTCTAGATATCCTGCCTTCTATCTTTGAGTATCAAGAAGAGAACGAGCAGTGGCTTCTTGAGAAGACTGAGAAGTGGTGTCAAGATCGTGCTGTGTATTTGGCTATCATGGAGTCGATTCAGGTTATCGATGGGAAGCACACTCAATATACCAAGGATGCCCTGCCTGATATTTTGCAGAAAGCTTTGGCAGTATGTTTTGATAACAATGTTGGTCACGATTATTTAGAAAATATTGATCAGCGATATGATTTCTATCACGCACAAGAAGAACGCATTCCATTTGACCTTGAGTATTTCAATACGATCACCAAGGGCGGACTGCCGAACAAGACACTGAACATTGCCCTTGCTGGTACAGGTGTCGGTAAGTCTTTGTTTATGTGTCACGTTGCAGCTAACGCTTTATCTCAGGGGCGCAACGTTCTGTATATCACCATGGAAATGGCTGAAGAACGTATCGCAGAAAGGATAGATGCCAATCTGATGAACGTTGCTATAGATCAACTCGATCATATGTCCAAACCTATGTTTACGGATCGCATTAAAAAGATTGCAGATGCCACAAACGGAAAACTCATAATAAAAGAGTATCCAACTGGACAGGCACACACCGGGCATTTTCGTGCTCTGCTAAATGAATTGCGTTTGAAAAAAAGATTTGTTCCGGAAATCATCTTTATTGATTACCTAAATATATGTGCAAGCGCAAGAATGAAGAGTATGGGTGGCGCTATTAACTCATACACATATATTAAAGCGATTGCCGAAGAGATCAGGGGTCTGGCTGTAGAGTTTGATGTGCCGATTGTATCCGCTACTCAAACCACACGATCCGGATATGCAAATTCTGATCCTGGTCTCGAAGACACTTCTGAATCGTTCGGACTTCCGGCGACTGCGGATCTGATGTTTGCACTAGTTTCTAACGAAGAGCTTACACGTTTGAATCAAATTATGGTTAAGCAATTGAAGAATCGGTATAACGATCCAAACGTCAACAAGCGTTTCGTTATTGGGGTTGACAGAAGCAAAATGAAACTGTATGATGTAGATCAAAGTGAGCAAGAAGATTTAGTGGATGACGATATCCCCGTGTTCGATAGAACTACTGCAGGAAATAAACTAAGTGGTATTAAATTTAATTAGGAGGTTCTATGGACCCAGTACTGCACACTATCATTGCTACGGGATTAATGTTTTGCTCTTACTCTGCTGGACATTGGTTTGGATTTAAAAGAGGCGAGTTTGATGGACTTTTTCGTTTATGCATGGCTATAGACGCAATTGGCATTGAAATTGATGAAGATGAAGGCACCGTAACTATCGAAAGAAAAGACGGCACCAGAACTGAACTTTGAGGAGTCAAGTTAGTGAATTATAAGTTTCGTGAAGATGAATTGATTGAGGAGTTTAAAAAATATGTCGATGGAACCTACGACCAACATTACGCGACGAATAAGTATCAGGCTACTGACGTTATCATTGACTCTGGGCATGGTACTGGCTTTTGCTTGGGCAATGTCATCAAGTATGCAAAACGATACGGGCGAAAAGGTAACGCGGCCGATGGGCGTAAGGATGTGATGAAAATCCTGCATTACGCTTTGATTCAGCTGTACATCCACGACGAAGAAAACAAAACAGTGTTTGCTCCTGCTGCAGGACATCACTCGATTGATACAGTTTCTCCTCGTGAGTGGGATGAAGCGTTTGCAAAACCAAAACCATATGCTACAGGTAGAGGCGCGTGATGGGTGAAGTAGTTGATTTCATGAAATACAAACAGGCTCGTGATGAAGTAATTGAAGAATTTATGAGGGAAGATATTATTAGTTTTTTACTCAATGCCGATTCATACGAACCGGGAACTTTCACTTACACACTTACTGTGGAGGATAACGATGACTGATGACATCTTTGATTTTGGCTTTACGGCTGTAACCGAAGAGGAACTAGAAGTTGTTACAGAACTAAAAGAACGAGCCAACACTGCTCTATCATACCACGATAGACTAGAAGGTTTGTTTAATGCAATTCAACCTTTGTTAAACAATCTTAAAGCAAACCCAGAAAAAGATTACATCTACTGGCCAAATCGTTTGGATAAAGTAGAACAATTCGAAGATCATCTTCAAAACATTTACTTAGGAAAGAGTTGACATCTATGAAAAATTTGCTAAAATGTTTACTTGTCTTGGCAATCTTCTTTGCTCCCGGCATTGAAGTACTTGCCGCTGAAACTGAAGAGACTGAATGTAACTACGAAGTCGTTCAAGTCTGGAAAGATGGTGTGCTTGTGTCAGAGACCAAAACTCGCCGCTGTAAAGAGGAGAGTAAGAACTCTACCAAGTTCGATCCAGAGAATGACTTTGGAGATTACGTAAAAAAAAAGGCTGTGGATATTATACCAATCGCCATCATAATTGGATTAGCAAAGGACTAAACAATGAAAATTTTGGTTATGATTTTTGTACTACTTGCTGTAGGTTGCAACTCGAACTACCAAGTTAAGCAGGAAGCAACCGAGAATTCTATTCTCACGCAGATCCCTGAGTGGTACATTGATAGTGAAGAACAACGAGGATTGCTTGACCGCAAGAACAAGCACAAGTATATCTACGGTGTGGGCACAGCAGTATCTTCTAATCTGCAACTGGCCATCGAGAAGGCTACGATCATCGCTAAGGCTGATCTAGCTGATCAGATTGCTGGACAGATCAACAAAGATACTTCCTACACTGTTGTTGAAGAAGGCAGTGAGTCGAGTGATCAGGTAGCCATGGCTACTGACTCCGTAGTAAAGAACAGTGTGCGAAAAGTCGCTCCCGTTGGATACGAAGAGTGGAACAAAGCTGTTTTAATTACTGCGACAAACCAATATCGTGTGTACATTGGTCTCAAATGGACACGTGGTAGTAAGAATCATCTAAACGATTTGATATCCTCAGATCTTTATGGTGGTGTATCTGTGGTACCAGAAATTATCGAAGTGGAGAACTTAAATGATTAAGGGTTTTATTGATGCTGCAAAAAAAGGTGTGGTGACAGTTGAATTCAACAAGATCGACACCGGCGAGCTTAGAGTTATGCCTTGCACTTTAAACACTGAGTTGTCTAACCATAATGTTCAAGAAGTATTGGAACAGCGTGAAGACAATGAACACCTAGTTGTGTGGTGTATAGATAAAGACGCTTGGAGATCTTTTCGCGTTGATACAGTAGTCAGATGGTACGAGGGGTATCCCGATGCAGCAAACTGAGTTAGAAATGGATGCTAAATTAGATCCGCCATATAGCGGATTATTTTTCTGCTTCATCCGACAAGGACTGTTTAGATGGCCAGAATTTATTTCGTTTTATAGAAGGAAAAGATTATGATTAGAAAAGGCGATACACTACCAGAATGTAACTTTCGAACACGTGTGCGGGATGAGTCGATTGAGGGTCCTAACCCCTATCGCTGGGAAGATAAGACCACGGAAGATTATTTTAAAGGCAAGCGAGTAGTCCTGTTTGCTCTTCCGGGCGCTTTCACCCCAACGTGTTCAACCTATCAACTACCCGGTTACGAGCAAAAGTTTGATGCGTTTGTTAATACCGGTATCGATGCGATCTACTGTATGTCAGTTAATGATGCGTTCGTAATGAATGCTTGGGCTAAAGACCAGCAACTACAAAACGTGCAGGTTATTCCTGATGGCAGTGGCACCTTCACAAAGAAGATCGGTATGCTAGTAGATAAAGACAATCTTGGATTTGGGTTTCGTTCATGGCGTTACGCTATGATAGTTGATGATGGTGTAGTAGAAGCATTGTTTCCCGAAGCTTCAATGTCTGACAATCATCCCGAAGATCCTTATGAGATTTCATCACCAGAAAATGTTTTGGGATATTGTCTCGCACATCCTAAGAGAGAGGCTGCATAATGAAAGGTTTCGTTCAGATGAATTTTCATATCGAGCCAGAGCTTAAAAAAGAACTGAAACGATATTGCATTGAGCGAGACCTAACTATGCACAATGTTCTCAATGAAGCAATTCGTCAGATCGTAAAACACGGGAAAACGGATTTTATGACCCGCGAACAAGAGCAACTCGAAATGCAACGACGAGAAGAGAAAGTTGTTAAACGGATCGAAAGTAGTTGGGAGTCCTCATACTGATGAATGATACGTGGAATGGAGAAGCGAGAGGGTGCGGTGACGTAATGGTGACTCGCATCCGAAATCTACTCCGAAAAAAAGGAATACCCGGCAAGATCGTAACTGATTCTCCATATGCTTACAATGAAGAACAGTTAGATAGTGATGTTCAGGTTATTATAGCAACGCTCGAACAAAACAACCTAGAATTGACAGATGTACTCGAACGAGTGTATTTAAGACTTAAGGAAAAATAATGAAATCTGGTAAAATTTGGGGTAACACACAACTCATCGAGCACACCCCCTCGTTCGAGTTTCATCGAATTGAGTTTAAAGCAAATCATTGTTGCAGCGAACACTATCATCAAACCAAGTGGAATGGATTCTTCGTTGAGTCTGGTACTCTGATGGTTAAGACGTGGGCAGATGAACCACGCACAGAACGTCCTAACCTTTGCGATCAGACTATTCTGCGAGCAGGAGATTATTACAAAGTTGCTCCTGGTAAATGGCACCAGTTCGTAGGTGTTGATGATGGTGTTGCCTTCGAGTTGTATTGGGCAGAGTTTAATGCTGACGATATCGTGAGACGCACACAAGGTCATAGACTGGATCATCCACAAACGGAAAGACATATAGGAAATCCTCTGACTGATTTGAATCATGACTAGAGCATATGTTATAACGCTGTCTGATAACAAGAGTTCGTTTGAACAGGCGGACATTTTGATAGACAGTTCAGCACACTACCATAACAGATTTGTTATCGAGAAAAACAAAGCGACTACTTCTGACGAGGTAGTCGCTGAATTTCTTTCTGAAAACATAAAATGGAACTACCCCTGGTCTAAGCAACATTTAGATATTCAGACGGGCCTCATAAAAACCGCATACGAAACAGCAGATCCTAAAAAACGAATGGCTTGTTTTATGTCGCATTACAAGCTGTGGAAAAAGTGTGCTGAAACTCAAGAAGACCTTCTAATCTTCGAACATGACGCTAAATTCATTCGTCCCTTTGATGTTGAAGAAGTTAAGAATACTAAGTTTAGTGTTATCTCTTTAAACGATCCTAGAGGGGCCACACGGCGCTCTGGAGTCTATCATGAGCTATTGATGGGAAAAGGAGTGACCGAAGTACCCTGGATTGACGATCAAAACGTCCCACAAGGGCTACCCGGCAATTCTGCCTACTATCTGAAACCGGAAGGAGCCTCAAGATTGCTCAAATTGGTCTCAGATTTCGGCGCTTGGCCAAATGACGCAATTATGTGTAAGCAGCTGATGATGGGCAAGCTAGGATGCCTCTCAAAATACGCTACAGTGGTCCAGAGGACTCAACCATCAACCACAACTTCATAATTTCCATTATATCTCCATCATTGAACCAAAAATCAATGACTTACGGCTTGACTTAAGGGCCAATCCATGAGAAAATTACCTTGTAATTAAGGAGATGACATGATCAATTTGCACTTCCACGGACGCATCCAGAACCGCAAAGCTTACGAAGAGTTTTGCGAGGAGGTTATTGAGCAGTTGTTCCCTCGCGAATTCACCAAGCGCGAGATTGATATCCACATCAAGTTCGCTATCGCGTGTGCTGAGGGTGCTTTTGGTTACGCCCAGCAGGGTGACGATGAGGACGAGTTTCTGGTTGAGGTCGGTAAAGTTGTCATCGACGGTGAGTTTCGCCAGCAGACCCCACGCGAGATCGCTGCGACTCTTGCCCATGAACTGACCCACGTGAAGCAGTACATACGCAAAGAGTTGAATGGTGAGATGACTCGTTGGATGGGTCAAGAAGTGCCCTACGGTCCTCGTGGCGGTATCAAAATCAAGTACAAAGAGCAACCTTGGGAAAAGGAAGCATTTGAAATGGAAGAGTTTTTAACGGAGTTATTATGGGCGCACTAGTAGAACACGCAAAGCTTTGGGGTGCGATGAAGCACAAAGGACAGGTACGAAAGTACACCGGTGAGGCGTATTTCACTCACTGTGAAGCGGTGGCAGAATTTATCGCAGCTTACTACGAAAATGTTCTCAAAACATATGCTCCAGAGGAAGTCATAGCAGCTGCACTTCTTCATGACGTGGTAGAAGACACTGACGCCACTTTTGAGATGGTTACGGACATCTGCGGCGAGACTGTGGCCAAGTATGTTTATTATCTGACCAAGCCCCCAACCTACGCAGGTGACCGGGCACAGAAAAAAGCCGTATATCACAGCAAGCTGGCGCTGGCTCCCGAAGAAGTCAAGATCATTAAGTTCTTCGATATGATGCATAACCACAGCAGCATTCGCGAGTACGAGCCTAAGTTCTGGGAACTGTGGCGAGAAGAAACCAAACGAGCGATAGCAGCGATGAACATTCACGAGATTCACGGTGGAGCATTAATCACTGCCGGGAAAGAATTCGTAGACAATCTATGAAAAACTGGAATATAACATATTCCAATATTTCCTTTGACTCTTGCACGTTTTTCATGAGATAATTACCTTGTAATTAAGGAGATGTGCGAATGTTTAAAGAATTTAGAAACTACTGTTTGTCTTTTTACGGGTATGATGGTCTTTACCCGATTGAGGGTCTGACTGTCGAGAAACTGGACAAGGCAATCGTCCGGTATGCCGAGTTGTGTGTTGACCCACATAACTTCTTTGAGTGGGGTTATGGTGACAGCCTTGACCGTGAACGTGTTCGTGACATAATCTTGGAGGGTGTATAAATGATTGATCGAGTTGTGTGTGGTTATACTGCTTGGGGAAGCGAAGTTTTCCATCTCTATGCTAAAGACGAGTTGGTAGGTCGTGCCAGAACTGCCAATGGTATCGCTTTTCACATAGAAAAGAACGGTGGTCCTGCTCCCGTTATTCGTGGTCACATTGCCGACACCCACGCTCTGACGTGGAAAAAAGCGTGTGAATTGTTATAAGCTTATTCCAAAACGGTATAAAAAAACCGTTGACTTTCACCAAAATTCATGAGATCATGACCCAGTCAAATAAGGAAATAGTTATGTACGAACAAGAGTTGATTGAGAAGTTTGAAGAGCAAGGTCTCAAATTGACATTTGACGCAGAGCGTCTAGTCGCTACCTGTATCCGTGAGACCAAACGTACCCGTATCGGGTACAAGGTTGAGTTCTGTTATCGTTTCCCAACTGCCGAGCGTATGTACCAGTATGTCGAAGGTTTCCTTGCTGGTCGCAGAGAGGCTGCTGCTCGTAAAGAAGAACGCAAGGTTACTCGTGCTGCCGCTCGTAAAGAAGCACAAGAAAACGTCAAGAAGGGTGACATCTTCGTTGCCAGTTGGGGTTGGGAACAGACTAACGTTGACGCCTATCAGGTTGTTGAAAAGAAGGGTGCGACTGTGACTCTGCGTGAGATCGCTCTTGAGAGTATCGAAGGTAGCGAAGGTTATATGAGTGACCGTGTTCGTCCTGTAAAGAACTTTTTCATCGGTGAAGCATTCACCAAGCGAATC